TAGAATACTATGGTGTTACCGCAGTGCGCCTTGAGGTTGCTGGTAATGGTTTCATTCTACACTTCTGGGCCGCCACGGAGCCCGATGGTTATCGTGATGAAGTCAATCTAGTTTTTCCCACCATTGACCCTGCCCTAGAAGTACTCAAGAAACTTGTTGACAAACGATGATCGTTGTGCTATACTGTAAGGACAAGGTGAGCAATTCCTGCGAGCCTAAAACTTTGGAGATATACTCATGAAATTTTTCTATTCCACCCTTCTCACTCTTGCCGTAATCCCTGCAGCGTTCGCTGACTACTATGGCAATCAAAACTCGGGTTATGGTTATGGCTACGGCTATGGCCAGACCGAGGCAACCTCTGGCGGCAACGCTGGCGCAACTGGTAAATTCAGCATGACCATCAACGCTGAAGGTAATGGCTACATGTCTGGTGCTGCCGATGGCAACGCAAGCACTCAGGGTGTGGTCGACGCAAAAGCAAACGAAACAGGAAAGTAATCTATGTCTGTAATCACTGGTAAAGTAGCATTCGCCAATCTGACCGAGCATGAATCATTCAATGGTCAGTCGACTGGCAAGTACTCAGTAGTTGTGACTCTCGATGAAGAACAAGCTGACAAGTTGGCGTCTGAGGGTGTAAAGCTCAAGACCTACAAGAATGAGACTCAACGCAAGTTTGCCACCAAGTTCGCTGACTTCCCCGTCATCGACAATGAGGGTGAACCGTTGTCCAAGAGCTCAGTGCGTTATGGTGACACCATTCGCATCAAGTATGGTCTTGGCAAGCCCCATCCGGTCCACGGCACTTCAGTGTATCTGAATGCAATCCGTGTGGTCGAGAAGGCTGCCGTTGAAAGCGTGGATGATGAGGAGTTCTAAATAGGTGGCTGCTGCTCCCCGTGTCCGAGTAATCGGTGGGAGTAGTAAGTATCTAGTATCCTGAGCATTTGATACAAAACTGCTCACTCCCGTCACGAGTATAATGGGGCCGCTCCTGAGTACGAGCTAAAACTGCTCACTCTATTTCAACCATCCTGCATAGGGGCAGATAAGTGGAAGCGATTGAATCACAATTTATTGGTCACAAACCGTGTGCCAAGTGTGGGAGTAGTGACGCACTTGCAGTCTACTCCGACGGTCATGGCTACTGCTTCAACTGCCAAACCCATTTCAAAGAGGTGGATAACGTGGAAGCTACGGCACAGAACGTTGTGAGCTACAATCGTCCTGCGGAGATGCTAGGGTCTCCCATGGCAATCACTGAACGTCGAATCTCTCTTGATACCGTCAAGAAGTATGGCGTCACAATCGAGACGGCTTCCAATAGCCGTGATCCGATCAAGCATCATTATCCGTACTATGATAATGGTGGTCACTTCATTGGAACCAAGGTACGTCGACTTGCGGATAAGCAATTCAATACCTCTGGCAACATGAAGAACAACACTCTCTTTGGACAGCAACTGTTCAAGAATGAGGGTCGTTTCGTTACCGTCACTGAGGGTGAGCTGGATGCATTGGCTGCTTTCGAGATGTTGGGGTCTAAGTTCCCCGTAGTCTCCGTGAGCAAGGGTGCTGCTGGTGCCGTCAAAGACTTCAAGCAAAATCTAGAGTGGCTCGAGGGCTTCGAGAATGTTGTCATTTGTTTTGACAATGACACTGCTGGCCGTGAGGCTGCCGATAAGTGTGCTCAGATACTTTCGCCCAACAAGGCACGTATCGTCACGCTAGGGTCCTTCAAGGACGCCTCAGACTACCTTCTGCACAACAAGGTACGTGAGTTTACCAATGAATGGTGGGAAGCAAAGACTTACCGCATGACTGGCATTGTGACTCTCGAGGACGCATGGGCAGACTTTATTCAACGAGGCACTGAAGAGATCATTCCATTCCCCGAGTCCTTTGGCATGTTGAACAATATGCTCAATGGCGGCATTGCGGCAGGGGAAATTACCGTCTTGGGTGCTCTCACATCCATCGGTAAGACCACCATGGTCAATGAGATTGTCTATCATTTCTGGAAGAACACTACCAAGCGCATTGGTTGTGCATTCTTGGAGGCATCCAATGGTGAAGCGGTTGAGAATCTTCTCACAATACATACGGGACACAATCTGGCTCTCGAGGATCGTAAGAACATTGATTTTGATAAACTCCACACGGACATTGTAACCGACGGTCGCATTCTCCTGCTGGATCATCACGGTGCTGTAGACTCCGATGAGTTGTTCATCAAGCTCCGTGCAATGGTCAAAGGATCTGGCTGTGAAATCATCGTAATCGATCCTCTACAGGCCGCAGTGACGAGCAACACCAATGAGACCATTGATGACTTCATGGATCGTTTGCTCAAGCTGGCCAAGGAGACCCATGTTTCAATCATCGTGGTCAGTCACATGCGTAAGCCATCACTCAGTAATCCACACAACGTCAATGAATATGATCTGAAGGGCTCTGGCTCAATCAATCAGATTGCATTCAATACGATTTTGTTGTCTCGTGATAAGATGGCTGAGGATGACTACACTCGAAACTCTACGATGATTCAAGTAGTCAAATGTCGACGCACGGGGTTGACAGGCATGGCCGGTTGGTTATATTATAATGGAGTGACTGGCCGACTAGAACGAGGAGAGGCACCTGAGCAACATCAGGCGTCTCAAGAGGATGAGTTCTAAGCGAAGGGAACGCAGAGCATTATACGTCAATGGCGTGAAGGCAATCCTTGGTGACAAATGCCACGATTGCGGATATGACAAACATTGGGAGGTACTTGAGTTTCACCACGTCATTCCTAGGCAACTCTCGGGACGCCCCACGATGCAACAGGTCAAAGACTGGTCGTGGGAGAGAGTCCGAGATGAGTTGCTAGAGCACTGCGTTCTACTTTGTCCTACCTGTCACCGAGAAAGACATCTTTTAGACGATAATGACAGTTTAAGGTTTACGAATGAGGTTGATATTTGACATTGAAACTGATGGACTCAATCCGTCAGTGGTGTGGGTCCTTTGTGCCATGGATGAACAGGGCGTAGAGACCACTCTTCAAATGCCTACCAAGGCAGACGTAGAAGCACTACTGAAGGACGTCACTGAAGTTGTCGGTCATAATATCATTAGCTTTGATGTGCCAGCACTTGAGAAGGTCCTAGGCGTATCATTCGATGGTATTAAACTTACAGACACTTTGGTCATGAGCCGTCTCTACAACCCACAACTAGAAGGTGGTCATTCACTTGATTCATGGGGACAACGACTTAAGTTCCCCAAGGGAGACTTTCATGATTGGTCTAAGCTTACGCCAGAGATGGTGGTTTATTGTCAGCAAGACGTGCGAGTTACTGAGAAACTATATCGAACGTTGGCAGATAAGCTTGCTCCATTTGGAGACGAAAGCATTGAGCTTGAGCATCGAGTACAAAGTGCAATTGTCCGACAGATCAAGAATGGGTGGTTATTAGATCAAAGGAAGGCCTTTGACCTTCTAGCAATTTTACAGGAAAAGAAAAATGAGCTTGAAGAAAATGTTCTACAAACTTTCAAACCACTTCCGACGTTTGTACGAGTGGTGTCTCCAAAATTCAAGAAAGATGGGTCCTTGTCATCGGTTGGACTCAAATTCTTGGGCTCTGACTGGAGTTCTGTTGGTGGTGATTTTAGCCGTATTGATTACCCTGAATTCAATCTTGGAAGTCGGAAACAGATTGGACGCTACCTACAACACTTTGGGTGGAAACCAGACAAATTCACTGACAACGGGCAGGCCATAGTAGATGAATCTGTTCTCTCGACTGTTGATGATATTCCTGAGGCTGCGTTGATCGCTGAGTACCTCTTGGTACAAAAGCGTATTGCACAGGTTCAATCATGGGTGGACGCCGTTGAGGATGATGGCCGTGTTCATGGTAGTGTAAATTCAATCGGTGCCGTTACGGGCCGTATGACGCACAGTAGCCCAAACATGGCCCAAGTTCCTGCGTCCTATTCTCCCTACGGTGAGGAATGCAGAAGTTGTTGGACAGTCCCTGAAGGTAAACGTTTGGTCGGCGTAGATGCCTCGGGACTTGAGTTGAGAATGTTAGCCCATTACATGGACGATGAGGATTATACACATGAGCTACTCACTGGAGACATCCATACGGCAAATCAACAAGCTGCTGGATTGCCTACACGAGACGGAGCGAAAACTTTCATCTACGCCTTCCTCTACGGAGCGGGAGATGCAAAAATTGGAAGCATTGTCGGAGGCTCTTCAAAAGATGGAGCAAAACTTAAGGATCGATTCCTTGAGAATACTCCAGCACTGGCAGGACTTAGACAACGAGTTAGCACTGCGGCAGCTAGGGGGTACCTTAGGGGACTTGATGGGCGCAAATTGTGGCTCAGGTCTGAACATGCTGCCCTGAATACTCTTCTGCAATCCGCAGGGGCCATTGTGATGAAGAAGGCTCTGGTGATCTTTGAAGAATTTGCGGAGAAATGGGGCCTTAATGTCCGCATGGTTGGTAATATCCACGATGAGGTTCAGATGGAAGTGGCTGCCAAGGATGCTGAGAATGCTGGTTACTTAATGGTAGAATCAATCAAGGCCGCAGGTATTTCATTCGACATGCGTTGTCCGTTGGATGGTGACTACAAGGTAGGAAACAATTGGAGTGAGACACACTAATGGAGGAAGTACACGGTGAATGATCTAAAGGAATGTGTTCGTGAGTTCTTCAAGATATTGGATTCTCAAGAAGAGAGTGAAGAAGGTAGGATGTTTCATCCAGTCACCATTAGATGCTGTCGTGCTATGATGATTGAACCACTGAATAAACTACTGGACCGCATGAAGGAATTATCCAATGAATGAACATTACAAACAACACACCATTGAAGCTATTGATGTCATTCATGATTGGGATCTTGGTTTTGAACTTGGTAATGTTATTAAGTACGTTGCTAGACATGAGCATAAGGGGAGCCCTCTAGCAGACCTTGAGAAAGCTTTGTGGTATCTGGATTCACATATTCGACGTAAGTATTTGAACCCAAGTA